GTAAAATTTTCATTTTACAATAAATTGAAAGGAGGCCATCATTATGCCTAGAAATAATGAAACTAATTCAAATGGTGTTGCAAGAAAGTTCTTTGCGATGCCAAACCCTGGACTACGGTCATATTTCGACATAGTCAAGCAAGGACAACCTGATGAATACAGGACACCTTTTGCTAAGGGAAAGAAACCTCAGGAAGTTCTCAAGGAGTGGGATGCCTACTTACAGCCTTATGCTGACAAGTGGCCTGCTCTATTGGAATTTGAGAATGACCTAGGGTCGAAGGTCGGTCCAATGTCCATTATGAAGCCGCTTGAGGAACGGCGACAGGATATTGAACATTATTACACAGACATTTCTCTCCAGTCTAGACCCATTGACGAACGGGCAGTCAAAGCAGTAATTGCTGAATTTGCCCCACTTAAAGGGCTAAGGATTCGTGGTCAGCAGCACACAGTTGACCAAATGAAGAAGTCGACGAATTCCGGCAGTCCCTACTTCCTTAAACGCAGGTTGGTTACTGATAAGACCATACCTTGCACCGTCTTTCTCGGTAAATCCAAGTCGGTCTACCAAAAGCTGCCTACAGGCTTATGGCAAGCGGCTGCCGTGTTAGGATGGAGAGGACAGGAGGGAGGACCCTCTAAGGACGACGTTAAGCAGCGAGTTGTTTGGATGTTTCCCTACGCTGTTAATATCGCCGAATTGCAGGTCTACCAACCATTGATTGAAGCAGCGCAACTGCACAATCTCGTTCCAGCTTGGGTTAGCATGGACGCGGTCGCCGAACGTATCACCAAGATGTTTGATACCAAGGGTAAGGACGACCTGGTTATCTGCACAGACTTCTCCAAGTTCGATCAGCACTTCAATGAGGATATGTCTTCGTGTGCTTCTCAAATTTTGAGCGAGCTCCTCACACCTACGCCTGAGGCTGAAGTTTGGCTGCGAACTGTTTTCCCCATCAAGTACAATATCCCCTTACTTGTTCAGATGAATGAAGTCATGACTGGTAGACATGGCATGGGAAGTGGTTCTGGAGGAACCAACGCCGATGAAACTCTCTCCCATCGTGCATTGCAGTATGAATCCGCCATACTTGCAAACTCCAAATTAAACCCAAATTCACAGTGTCTGGGTGATGATGGTGTCCTAACTTATCCAGGTATCACTGTGGAGGATGTAATACGATCATACGCTGCCCATGGTCAGGAGATGAATGAGAGTAAGCAGCGCGTGAGTACACATGACTGCATATATCTGCGTAGGCTGTACGACCAAGATTACAGAGTTAATGGTATATGTAGAGGAGTCTATTCAACCAAACGTGCCTTGGGTAGGTTGATGGAACAGGAACGCTATTTTGATCCGGCAGTGTGGTCCGCCGAAGGGGTTGCGATGCGACAGCTATCCATTATACAAAACTGCGAGTGGCATCCTGCAAAAGAAGAGTTCGTTCAGTTCTGCATGAAAAGGGATAATTATCGCCTTGGATTAGATATCCCAGGATTTCTTGATAATGTGGATAGAATTGCCAAGAAATTCACTGACCTCATGCCCGATTTCCTCGGTTACACTAAGACTATGCAACGGGACAGAAGAGAACAGGGTTCCGGAATGTCTGATTGGTGGATCGTCAAGTATCTGAAATCGCTAAGGTAAAGCCAGGATGGTGCTATAAACCAAAACCCCCCCTTCGGGGTTTCTGC